CGCGGTGGCGGGTGGCATCCCGGGGCGGACGACGCACTCCTGGCGCAAACTCCAAGCCGCGTTCCGGTCGGACTGCGAACGAGTCGACGCCGCCTGCTGGATCTGCCGCCAGCCCATCGACTACTCGGCGAAGGCGGGCACGCCTGACTCCTTCGAGGCCGACCACGTGATCCGGCCGAAACTGCGTCCCGATCTCGCTGAGGTGTACGAGAACCTTCGTCCCTCGCACAAGGCATGCAACGGCCGCCGCCAGACGAAACCGGCCGAGCTCACGGGGCTCGGCATGACGTCGAGGTCCTGGTGAGCGGGGGCGTGCCGCGGGGGTAGGGGCGTCGGAATCCCTCGGGCCCCGGCCGCGCCCGGGTTGCCGGGGGGAGTGAAGGTTTCCCCCCGACCCCCCTCCCCCCTTTTCCCGCACAGTTCCAACGAAAAGCGGTGATCGACGTGACCGCCACGGCATCCCCGCACCGCACCGTCGTCGTCCTCTGCGGCCCACCAGGCGCCGGCAAGACGACCGCGGCGCATGCATCGGGCCTGACGGTCTACGACCGCGACGACGAGCGCTGGACGGGCGAGAAGATGTTCCGCCGGGCGCTCGCCGGCTTGCGGTCGGATCGCGCGGCTCGGGCGGTCGTGATCCGGTCGGGCGCTACGTCGTCGGCGAGGGCCTCGGCCTGCCGGCTGGTCGCGGCCACGCACTGCTTCCTCCTCGCGGAGGACGAGACGACGCTGCGTGAGCGGGTCCGTGACCGGCGGCGCGCGGACTTCGTGCAGGGCATCGCCGCGGTGCGCACGTGGTTCGAGGCGTTCGACGCCGAGGACGGCGTGGAGATCTTCCCGGGGTGGGACTTCCTGGACCGCACCACGCTGCCGTTGGGCGCGACGTCGAGAAGGTGGTGATCTCGTGCCATCGATCTACTCGGACGAGATCAAGCGCGCGGCCGTCGGCAAGTACGTCGCGGCGCTGAACAACCTCGACCTGTCACAGACGAAGGCGCTCAAGCATGCGGCTGAGGCGATGGGCATTCCAGCGTCGACGATCCGCGGCTGGGTCAAGGCCGGTATCGAGCCGCCCCAGGTCGGCGAGATGGGCACGCCCGGCAAGTTGCGCGAGCAGCTGGACGCGGCGGTGCAGAGCATGTCGTGGCTCGCGACGTCGGACGGGGCGGCGGTCGAGCTGGCTCGTCGGTTCGCTGACGGTATCGATCAGGCGTTCGAGTCCGGTGACGGGAAGAACGTGGTCAAGGCACTGAACCTGGGTCCGCACATGCTGAACGTGCTGCGCGAGCTCGGCGGTACGCCGACGTCGCGGAAGCTCGTGGGAGGTGGTGCGGGTGGCGGCGGCAAGCTCTCGCACCTCCGGTCGATCGCGGGCGGCAAGACCTAAGCGCCTCGGGTCGGAGACGCCGCGGATCTTCACTCCGCCGCTGCGCCCTCTGACACCGGCGACCACGCTGGGGTTCGCGGTTATCGAGTTCGCCCGCGAGGTCCTCGGGATCGAGCCGTTGCCGTGGCAGAAGTGGCTGCTGACGCACGCCCTCGAGCTCCTGCCGGACGGCACGTTCCGGTTCCGCACGGTCGTGGTGCTCGTGGCCCGGCAGAACGGCAAGTCGACGCTGGCGCAGATCCTCGCCCTGTTCTTCCTGTACGTCCGTCAGGTCAGCCTCGTGATCGGCACGGCGCAGAACCTCGACATCGCCGAAGAGGTCTGGCGCGGCGCGGTGGACATGGCGCAGGACGTGCCGGAGCTCGACGCGATGATCAACAAGATCGTCGAGGTCAACGGCAAGAAGGCGCTCGAGCTGTGGAACGACGACCGCACCAGGACCGGCCACCGGTACCGGGTGCAGGCCGCGAATCGTCGCGGCGGCCGTGGGCTGTCCTCAGACCTGTGCATCTTGGACGAGCTGCGCGAGCACCAGACGTGGGCGGCCTGGGGCGCGATCACCAAGACCACCCTCGCACGCGCCTACGCGCAGGTCTGGGCGCTGTCCAACGCCGGTGACGCGACGTCGGTCGTGCTGCGGCACCTCCGGCAGGTCGCACACCTGGCTCTTGGGGACCCGGACAAGATCGCGACCGCGGTCGAGTCCACGGCACCGGACGAGGCGGAGGAGACCGAGCCGTCATCGTTGGGCATCTTCGAGTGGTCCGCTGCCCCTGACCGGGCGGTCGACGACCGTGACGGGTGGGCGGAGTCCAACCCGTCGCTGGGGCACACGATCTTCGAGCGCACGCTCGCGGCCGCGCTCGAGTCGGACGACGAGTTCGTGTTCCGTACCGAGGTCATGTGTCAGTGGCCCGGCCGGGACACGGTGGGCCCGTTCCCGACCGGGGCATGGAAGGCCGGGGAGGACCCGGCATCGGCGATCCCGGAGGATGCGGCGCTGGCGTGGTGCCTGGACGTCTCGTCGGACCGTGGGGCCGCGCACATCGCGGTCGCGGGCCACCGTGAGGACGGCGACGTGCATGCCGAGATCGCCGCCTCGAAGGCCGGGATCGAGTGGGCGCTGGACTGGTTCCGCGAACGCGCGACCCCGGACAACCCGATGCGGGTGTGTGCGCAGACGCGTGGCGCACCGGTGTCGAACCTGCTGGCCGACCTCGGAGCGATCCCAGGCGTCGAGCTCGTCGACTGGTCCGGGCCCCAGCTCGGTGCCGCGTTCTCCGAGCTATGGGACCTCGTGCACGCGCACCTGTGGGAGCCGTCCGAGGACGAGACACCGGACGCGCGGCCCCGCCGCCTGTGGCACCTGCCCCAGCCGGTCCTCGACATCGCTGCGGACAACGCCCAGACCAAGGCCGCCGGTGACGGCGTCGTGATCATCGACCGCGCGAAGTCCCCGGTGGACGCGGCCCCGCTCGCGGCCATCACCGGGGCCGTGTGGCTCGCCGGCCTGCCGCCCGAAGAGGCACCACCGTCCGTCTACGAAGAGCGCGACCTGATGCTCGCGTGATGAAGGGAGGGGCGCGTGCTGATCGCAGCGCTGATCGTCCTCATCGTCCTCAACCTGGCCCTTGCGGGCGGCTACCTCTGGGTGGCCACGAGCTCGCGGAGGTCGCCCTGGAGGCGCCTGGAGGCCCGTCACGTCGTCGCCAACCTCAAGTCCGGGCAGGCAGTCATCGGCGTGGCCGTCGAGCGTCGTCGCGGCGTCCTGGTCCTGCGGAACGCGGAACTCATCGCCGAGGCAGGTAAGAGCACGCCGGTCGACGGCGAGGTCTTCGTCGACGCCACCGAGCTCGACTTCATTCAGGTTCTCTGAGAGGCGGTGACGCATGCCGTTCGTTGTCTCTCAGGGGCAGGTGCGCACGCTGGCTCACCAGCAGCCGATGATGCGGACCTCGATCCAGCTCGCCGAGGGCCTCACGCAGGCCTACGGGGAGATCTTCCGCAAGCAGCCGTCCGTCCGCACGGTCGTGACCTTCCTGGGCCGGAACATCGCCGGTCTCAAGCTCCAGACGTTCCGCCGCGTGTCGGACACCGACCGCGAGCGGATCACGGATCACCCGATCGCCCGCCTGCTCGCCCAACCAGCACCCGGCTCGACCCGGTTCAACCTGTTCGACGCGCTGGCCCGCGACAAGGCGATCTACGACGTCGCCTACGCCCTCAAGGTCAAGGGTGAGAACGGACAGGTCGGCGGCCTGGTCCGGGTGCCTCCGACGTGGGTGCAGCCCCACGACATGGGCCTCCTCGGGGCGCAGCGGTTTACGATCCGCGGCGTCTCCGGCAAGAAGGAGGTCTCCCGCGACGCGCTCGTGGTCCTCGACGGCTACTCCGTGGCGGCGGACTCGATGGGCGAGTCCCCGATCGAGTCCCTGCGCCAGATGCTCGCCGAGGAGTACGCGGCCGGCCGGATGCGGGAGCAGACCCTCCGCAACGGTGCCCGCGTCTCGGGCTACTTGAAGCGGCCGGCTACGACCCAGCCGTGGTCGGACACCGCCCGCGAGCGGTTCAAGTCGTCCTGGCGCTCGCAGTACTCCGGTGATGGTCCCGAGAGTGGCGGCACGCCGATCCTCGAGGACGGCATGGAGTTCGTGCCTGCCGGGCAGGACGCGAAGGCCTTGCAGTACGTGGAGGTCCGCAAGCTCGCCCGCGAAGAGGTCGCGGCCGCGTACTTCATCCCTCCGCCCCTGATCGGGATTCTCGATCACGCGACGTTCTCCAACATCCGCGAGCAGCACAAGCACCTGTACCAGGACACGCTCGGGCCGTGGCTGACCCAGTTCGAGGAGCAGCTCATGGCTCAGCTCTTCCCCGAGTTCCCGGACACCGATGACCTGTACGTGGAGTACAACCTGCGGGATAAGCTCCGCGGCGACTTCGCCGAGGAAGCGACCACGTTGCAGTCCTCCACCGGTGGCCCGTGGATGACCCGCAACGAGGCCCGGGCCCGGCAGAACCTGCCGGCGATCGACGGCGGCGACGAGCTGATCGTGCCGCTGAACGTCGCCGAGGGCGGCCAGGCCTCCCCGACCGACTCGACCCGCATGCGCGAGAACGCGATCGTCATGCTCCCCGCGAGCAAGGCGGCCGCGCTACTGACCAAGGAGCCGGCCCGCAAGGCCCGCACCGAGGTCACCGACAGCGAGCGAGACGACGCGATCAAGGCGCTCACCGACTTCTTCGCCACGCAGCGCAAGCAGGTCATCCGACTGCTCGAGGACGGCGGCGACTGGTGGGACGCCGACGCGTGGGACGACGCCCTCGTTGACGCGATCCTCCCGCTCATCACGGCGCTCGCGACCCGCAAGGGCCGCGCCGCCGCGAACGATCTGGGCTTCCCGCCGGACGACTACGACCAGGAGCGCACGGAGAAGTTCCTGGCCGCCGTCGCGTCCTCCCGGGCGACGTGGATCAACGACACGACCCGCAACCAGATCGAGGACGCGCTCGCCGACCTCGCCGAGGACCTCACCGAGGCCGACGCCGTCGACCACGTCTTCGACGTCGCCGAGGAGGCACGTTCGCTGTCCGCCGGTGCGGCGCTCGCGACGTCGGTGGCCGCGTTCGGGGTGCGTGAGGCAGCTCGCCAGCTCGCACCGAGCAAGGCGACCAAGACGTGGGTTGTCACCTCGAGCAACCCACGTGCGAGCCATGCGGCCATGCACGGGGAGACGGTCCCGGTCGGGCAGCCGTTCAGCAACGGCATGCAGTACCCGGGATCGATCGACGGCGACGTGGACGAGGTCGCCGGATGCCAGTGCGCGCTCGACGTAGAGATCCCCTGACCACCCCGCGAGGGCGAAAGGAACCATGATGCACACGAAGTTCGCGCCTCTCACGGGCGTCAAGGCCGGCCCGGACGACGGGCTCGAGGAGGGCACGTTCACCGCCTACGCGTCGGTGTTCGACAACGTCGACGCCTACGGCGACGTCGTCCGCAAGGGCGCGTTCACCGAGACCCTGGACGAGTGGTCGAAGGGCGACGCGGAACTCCCGCTGCTGTTCGGCCACCGGTTCGACGATCCCGACTTCAACATCGGGCACATCGTCAAGGCCGAGGAGGACGACCACGGGCTGCTCGTCACCGGGCGTCTCGACATCGAGGCCGACACGGGTAAGGCGAAGCAGGTGTACCGACTGGTCAAGGGCCGGCGCATCAACCAGATGAGCTTCGCCTATGACGTCCTCGAGTCGTCCGAGGTCACCGAGGACGGCGAGAAGTTCGTCGAGCTGACCAAGCTCTCCCTCTACGAGGTCTCCGTCGTCCCGATCGGCGCGAACCAGTCCACCGAGATCCTCGCGGTCAAGGCCGCCGAGGCAGCATCCCGCTCCCTGGCCGCCCAGATCGCGACCGGGCAGAAGGAAGGCCGCGTCCTCGCGGCCAAGCACATCGACTCCCTGCGCTCCGCGCAGGACGCCATCGGGGCCGTCATCGAGGCCGCCGAGGGCACCGACCAGGAGAAGGCCACCGGCCCTGACTGCCTCGCCACCCCCGGCACGCCCGGGGCCCGTGAGAAGTCCAGCGGACCTTCCGTCGACTCCCTGGCGCTGGAACGTCTCGGCATCCAGCTCGAGGCACTGATCTGACCATCCACCGTCCAAGGAGGACACCATGAGCACGAAGCTCAAGACCCTGCAGGAGGCGGCGATCGCCGCCATCAAGCAGGCCGAGGACATCGCGAAGCCGGCGTCGGACGCCGAGCGAATGATGACCGAGGGCGAGAAGCACGACTACGACGAGGTCATGGAGAAGGCCCGCGGCCTTCTCGACCAGATCAAGACCGCGAAGGCCGACGCCGCGATCCTCGACGAGGCGAAGTCCCTCGCCGCGGAGATCGGGAAGAACGCCGTCGCCGACGTCGAGGCGCAGAAGAGCCACGAGGACCGCGTCAAGCGCGTGGAGAACCTCGGCGTGCAGGTCGTCCAGTCGGACGCCTTCAAGGCCGCCATCAAGCCCTACGTGAAGGCTGACGGGTCGGTCAACGTCCCCGAGCGCGCCCACTTCTCCACCGACCCGATCGCGGTGAAGTCGCTGTTCACCGGCGGCTCCGGCACCTCCGCCGGTGCGTTCGTCACCCCGGAGCAGACCGGCATCATCGAGATGCTTGGCCGCCGGCCCCTGACGGTCCGAGACATCATCTCGGTCCGCCAGACCGGCTCCGACACGGTGGAGTACGTCCGCCAGACCTCGCACACCAATGCCGCCGCACCTGTCCCGGAGGCCTCCACCTCCGCCGCCGTCGGGTCCGGCGCAGAGGGCAGCGAGGTCACCATCGCCCAGGCCGGCGTCAAGCCCGAGGGCTCGTGGGCCTTCGAGCGCGAGACCGCGACCGTGAAGACGATCGCCGAGTGGGTGCCGGCCACCAAGCGGGCGCTCGCCGACGCGGCCCAGCTCGAGGGCCTGATCCGTGACGAGCTCGCCGCGGACATCGCCGAGACCG